CAGATGGTAGATACTTGAAGGATTTGGCTGGAACCATGGCCCGCTCCAACGTCGCGGCCCCTGCATTCGCAGGTGCGACCGTTATGGCGGAGTTAAGGGAGACAATGTCGTTCCTGAGAAACCCTCTCGAGGGTTTCGTGCGATTTTTGCACAAAACTCGCCACCAAAAGAACCTAAGTCGCAAGACGAGGGCTATAGAGGTGACCGAGTACATCAGGGACAATTGGCTATCGCTGCGCTATGCAGTGAGACCTATGTATTATGACATTGTTGGTTTCTTCGATGCTGTTCGTGAATTGGAAGAGAACGGTGGCCGCCCGAAGCGTTTTACTGCTAGGGGGGTCGCCAATGACGACGCATTCGCGAGCGACACGGGTCCGTTATCTGATAGCCGTTATGAATCGACTATCGAAACGACCTCACGCCGCTCGGTTCGCGCCGGCATTCTCTACGAGTACGATGTTTCCCTGAACCCTTACGGGTTTTCTAGGGGAGATGTCGCACCCGCCATATGGGAAGCAATTCCCTGGTCCTTTGTCGTGGACAGGTTCCTGAATATTGGTCCTTTCATTCAGGCGCTCTCACCCCAAGTGGGTGTTAAGTACTTAGCTTCATGGACTACGTTCACAGTCGAGGCGTCGACCTCCCGTACGTCCCGCTGGGTTTCACAACCAGTAGGGATTTATGGGTCGGTACCGACGATCACGGCTGATGGAACAATAACGGAGAATTATACCTCCACAACCAAAACCCGGACACCTGGTGTCGGGCTCGGGCTCGCATTGAGACCTCATCCGCTTGAAAATTATAGCGGGGAACTCGATGTTGCCTGGGTTACTGACCTGGTTTCATTGATAGGGCAACTATTGTCCCGTAAATGATTGTCCATTAACTGATACATAACTAAGGAGCTCTTATGAGCCTAACACTTGATGCGAAAACGTACGTCAACGACGTGCCACGCACATCAGATATCATGCGATATCATGGCCCTGGGCATACCCTGTCCAGTAATGATTTTGTCGACCTGAGCCGCACTGCGGCGAAGCCAACGGCAGATTATGCTGGAAAGGGACGCTCGCGTATAAAGCTGACGCGAGCAGCCACAGATGGTACCGATCCCGTGGGAGATATTATTATTGACATTGCTGTCAGTATTCCCGTCGGGGCACAGTCATCTGAACAGGACTCCGCAATAAACGATGCCTTTGCTTATGCTTCGTCTGCCGCGGCGCTCGCCCTTTTCAAAACCCATGACATTGTTCAGTAGACGGCTTCCGCCGCCCTGTAACATCGTGGGTTTGTTGAGGAGAGTACCATGGATAGAAAAAGCTTTGCAATAATTGTAGGAACTGGTATTATTTTATTTTGGTTCCTCAGTTCATCGCATAATTACGGCTGGTGCGTGGCTTTGGACTATACGTCTATGCCACCCATCTTTGGTCCTTAAAATGTTCAATACAAGGAGGCTATATGCCTAAATGTAAAAGCAATTCACTTATTACGGTGAATCGAGATGCAGCAAATGCTTACAAGCAACTGTTGCTGACTGTGTTACAGAGCTGCTCCATTCCAGATCGCGACAAACTGCTCGGACATCTTCGTGCCGGGCACTACGCGCGACTCCTGGAATGGGCTGACACTATCGACCCACAGAAGTATGAGTCGGCAGCAAGCTATTTTGCTGAGTGTCAAGTAGCCGCATTTATTCGGAAGTACCCTTTTACGAACGATGAGGTTCCGGGGATCAACCCTAGAGCCGCCGCGATTAAGAAATTCTTCGCGGCTGAGCATCGCTGTAAGAGGCAAAACCAACGGAGAAGGTCGTTGCGAAAAAACTTCGACCCGCATTTCCAGAAATTGGAATTTGCCCGAGAGTACATAGTAGCCACCATCGGAATCAAACCCGATATAGCCGCTATTACCTCTAAATGCGACTTTGCAGCTGGCGCGTCTTTAGGT